TTAAAACTGTATTTCTAATCCAAATGGAATAAAATTGCTGTTTGCTTTATAAAATAAGGTATCAAACGGCAATTGATTTACAGCGCCCAATTCTTCTATACCGGTTATATTTGTTTTGGGGTCAATAATCTCATCTAAATTGAAAGCTACTTTAATTTCATTTAATGCATTATTGCTAGAAAATGTCCAGACTTTATTGGTATTAAACGGAATAAAATTGATGTACTGATAAGAATTAATGAGATATCCATTCTCATTAAGAAAACTTAATATAAAGTTTCTTTCGGCATCGGTAATGGTTCGTGTGGTTTTATCAATCACATATGAATCTAACAAGCCTGTTTCACCCGTATTTTTATAATTTCTTACTTTTACTTGCAGAGGGGTACTAATATAGGTATAATCGCAATAACAAAATGTACACTTTTCAAAAACGAAATGTACAAAAAAATTCCACACGCACACACAATCGCACGCATGGAATTTAAATATCAATTAAATCTATTTTAAAGTATAATTAGCAGTTAATACCTCAACCTTTCTTTTACCAACTTTACTAGCACTACAACGCATCTCAACCTCTTTGGTGTGCCAACCATGTTGTGAAGTAAATCGTTTTAATATATCAGTAGGAAAAGAAGACAATAAGAACTTACCTTTTATCTGGGATAAAGTCTTTAGAAGCTTTTCGTAATCATCTTCGCTATATCCATCGTAATGCCCCATGCATGTGCCAATGTATGGCGGATCCACATAAAAGAATGCATCCTCAAAATCTCTCGAGCGTATTACATAGTTAGCATCGGCACACTCTATTTGCACGTTTTGCAAACGTATTGCCAAATCTTCAGTAAACGCCTCACGTTTGTTAGATAATCGCAATGTCGTTTTACCAGATTTACGCTCATAGCCCCAACTATTAGTTATAATCGCATTTACACTCTGATTTGCAAGAACCCAAACAGCCCAAGCTCTCTTCAATTCGCTAAACATATGCGGATTGCTAAATATTACCCACGCATCGTTGTGAAGAAACCTACTGCATAAGCTTATTCGCACTTCTTTTTCCAAACTTACAAAATCATTTTGCACGACCTTATAAAAGTTTATAACCTCACGATTCGTATCGTTTATGACTTCTACTTTTGCAGGTTCTTTACCAAAAAACACAGCAGCACCACCGCAAAACGGTTCACAATACAATTCATGCTTTGGTACTTGTGTTAAAATTTCTTTCAACAACTGCTGTTTTCCACCATAATACGTTAATGGAGTTCTTAATCTCACTTTTTCTTTCTTTATTTCCATTTGTTTTATTTGTTATAATTATTATTTTTGTTTCTCCTAAAAATAAAAAGGTGCCATAACACCGACTCAAAGACTTATAGTCCTTGTCGTGGTGTTATGGCACCTTTGTTTGTAATCGGGTTAGGAGCCGATTATGAGAGGCAGGGACTTTTATTGCGATTCTTTATTTTCTTCCTCTTCAATCTCATTGATTCTATTCTGCATGTATTGTACAGCTTGGTATAATACCGCGGCGTCTTCTAACTGATAGACTCCTGATTTCTGTGCGAGTGCTATACCTTGTATAGCCACTTCTAATGCTTGCCTTTCTTCCATTATATTTTTTGTAGGATTAAATTCGCTTGTAGAATGACCTTATTTGTGTAACCTACACCAGCCGTGGTAACCTTCGCTCTTATCGTTGTATTTGGCTTAATGTATGGAGATAATGATTTGCCTGCTATGCTCGCCACTGTATTCAATGTCTCATTACTCGATTGCTCACTACCTACGTCAATCGGTGTCCAATAGAATGTCAATACACATGCCGTAGATGCCGTTGCTGTACTGTAATTGTTGATACCTATCGAACAAGCAGATGGCACGATTGACGGTTGCAGCAAGAAGCCTCTATACCCTGCAGGAATAGTGAACAATGTCACTTCTTCATTCAACGTGTTAGGATTAATCTCTACGGTTGTATGTAAGGTTTCGACATCGCCTATGTGTTTTTCGGTAACCATGTTAATTTTACCGCTTACTATCAGATTATTCGCATATATATCAGAAGTGGAACGAATGTTACCTGTTACGTGCAATTTTTCTGTAGGATTGTTATTACCTATACCTACATTACCAGCACTATCTATTCTCATACGTTCAGTACCAGTTGTGGTTGTTGTGGTTGCCGCGGTGAAGAATGTTATTTGTGTCGCTGCATTCATTAATCCTGTACCTCCTCCAAGTTTAATTTCATTCAATGATGACTGAGCATCACATACCACGAATGCCATAGGGGGCTGACTATTCGTGTAGTGAGCGATACCAATACGAGCTACCTTATTCGCCACATTTGTTCTTGTTGTTGATGCTGTATCTGCTCCCAATGTAAGTGTAAGGTTACCATCACTTATGTCAAGGCGTGAATTGGTTATTGGTGTTGTTGTAGCGATTCCAACCTGTCCGGATGGATTAATTCTCATTCGTTCAGTACCTGTCTGTGTTGTACTATTAGATGCAGTATATATAGACACTGTTGTAACTGCATTCCCTCTACTTGTGCCACCACCTATATTAAGATTATATGTAGAAGAATCATTACAGGCGCCGCTTAAGAATGTTGTTGGTATTGACGCATTTGCAAATGGTCTTCCTAATATTCTGAAATACTTCTGAGCATTGTTCGTTAATGTTGTTGCATTCAAGTCTGCTCCTCCAACGATTGCATTTTCTCCATTTCGTATATCAAGTGAGATTTCCCCATCAGACAGTGCAGAACCTTTTTCGATTTTCACCTTACCAGCAATTTCCAATTTATCTGATGGGTTTGATATCCCTATACCTACATTTCCTCCTTGAGTAATAAAATCGCCATTGTTGACTTGCAACTTTCCTGTTATAGTAGCTATACCAAATTGTGAACCAAATAGAGATTGTAATGTTAATACCGTATTTCTCTGGTCTTGGTTGTTCCATATTTTGAATGAAATCCAATTTGAACTACCTCCTGCTGTATCATTCGCAAATGATATATAGTGTTGTGTTGCGAGATTTCTTCCTATTTTAATCGCATTTTCATCGTTATAAGAACCATGCTGTATACTCAATGTTCTATTAGTTAAAGATGAATTATTAAGAATTATGGAACCATTCAAGCCACCATTTATTTCATAACCTTCAATTTTGAATTGCGTTTCTTTCAATAACTTACCTGTAATACCATCGAATACTGGTATAGAATTGTTGACAGAAATAGCTGGTCCGCTTACTTTATTCCCAATACTTGCCGTCAAATCTTCCTCTAATTCAGTAATTGCTTCTCCTACATTAAACATAATAAGGCTATCAGCATTTATCCTCGCGTTTTTTTCAGCAGTTATAAGCGAATCAAATGATTCCACTATATCACGCTCCACTGCTCCATGTTCGCTCCTACGTATCTTGCCAACCTTGTTGGTTATATACGTACTTATGTCTTGCAGTAATTCTGCCGGGGTTTTTATTGCCATTTTATTGCATAATAAATGTTATACCTATCATATATATATCACCTTGAGACGCATCACTCACGTTTTCTATATATAGCTTATTACCTAATACATACATTAAGCATTCTCCTTTATATACATTAGCAGAACTATATCTACGAACAGTAAAATAATTATATGTATTAACATTTCCACTTCCTGAAAATTGACAAATATATGTTCCTGTTTGTTCGTCTCCTGCTCCTTGTGTAACATGACCACTTAAACTTCCAAGTTTACCGTTTTGAGTAAATTTCAAATTTTGAGTCAACCAATTATTAAGTGGGGTTACAAAATTTTGAATTGTTTTTTTTTGCAAATTTTCTTCTAGTATTTCATACAAATACATTAAATTTGGCTTATTATCAATCGTATGTTTTACTATTGGATAATAATCTATCCCAGATACTCCTGTTGGATAACTGTCTCCTAATTCTATTCTAACATACCTATCCGCATAACATTGATGTTCTTGTTGATAATATTTATCTGTTTTTACACCTATTGGATCATACGCGATATCAATTACAAACCAAAACTTGCAAGTGCTTGGTATATTATAACCGGGTGCTACAAATCCAGGAAAATTAAACAATTCTCCATTAATACATATTACACCGCTTGATAATTCAAAATCTATAAAACTACCATTTTGATTTCCATAGCCAACCCAACGTCTCGTATCGCAACCACTCATAATAAAAACTTGCGTTTGATTTGCTATTGCTTTCACAGCACTATTTAAACTATCAATGATACCATTTTGAGACCAACGAATATCGTCCCAATTTAAGCGTAAACCACCATTGTGGTTTGTTTCTAATTTTTTCATATATACTGTATTATATAAGTTTTATCACTAAATATGTATTGCATTAAAGCTGCTTGTAATTTCGCAGCAAACTCATTGTCCGACTCAAATATTGCCGGAACTTTAACTATTGTATTATAACTCAAAGCTTCATCTTCTGCTGTCTGAAAAAACCAATGATCACCGTTAACATGTAATGCTATTAACTCATCATTATCATTTTTAAAAAACCAATCACCATTTACTACTACCAATTCTTCTGCCTGATATATATATGGCTCATCTACCTCTTCTTCAATATTATACACGTGCGAGCTTTCGCGTATAGGACTATCAATTATGTGTATGTTATCTGTGCCAAACAAATTACGTAAATACGTCTCTAAACTCATTATCTGACTATTGTATGTAGCCTCCAAATTAGATTTATTACGGTAATGTATAAAATCTTCATATAACTCAACCAACGGCTTTAAAGCTGCCTGCAAATACATGCGAGTGATTATTCCTCGCTTGTGCGTTGGAAGTAGCATGTATATAAGTTTATTGTAGTCTATATTAAACATAGGCAACGAAGTTTAATGTTGCTGACAATGGAAAATCTGTATCTACTCGCATCCAACCTGCATATGAAAAATATTCGCGATTTACTTGCATATACTCTGTTGTGCCATATTTTGCGTACACCTCTACATGATTCACATCTTGTACACCTTCTGCATTTTGTATGGCATCTACAAGCTTTTGTATATTCAATTTTCCATTGTACTCTATTGTCTTTAAAAAATTATTAATAGCTACATCTACAGGCTTGCTTCCATCTGTTATTTTTGCACCGCTACCATACAAAACAAGGGGATTGTAATATATGTCAGCTATTATTTTAATCCTATCAGCCTCGTTACTTGTTACACTTACGCGAGTTCCAAACGGTTTTATTTTATTGAAATAGTTCTGTACCATCACTACTTGTTCTGCAGGTATTTTTATCAATTCTCCACCACTTTCACCTGCTATTTTTACTTGAGTTACACTTCCCGGTACTGAAGCTGCATATTTTACAATTCGTTTGCTTAAATTTTCTGCAGCATATTTTATCACACCATTTACAACTATTAAATCTTCACCCAATTGAAATTCTTTTGCTTTCATTTCATACCAAGTCCTATTACCGTAGTGGTTATTTGCTACGGTATAGTCTATTTCTTGCTTATGTTTATCCATAAGTTTTTCCAAAGTCCAAACGCAAAATGCTACCACATAATAAAATAATCGCCATGTAGCAACTCTACTAGAACTTGTAAGATTTGACAACATTTCTTGAAAGTTATCTGCCTGAGGTTGTAATGCCTGTAATTCAAGATACGTTTCTTTCTCTTGAATCATACTATTGTATATTTGTTCTATTGTTCTTGCCATACTCTTATGTATAATATTCTTGATTATCAAACTCTTCGATCTCGTATTCTCCTTTTATACCGCCCATGTAGTTTCCTGCAGTAGCAGGTGTATGCAATCCTTGTAATTGCTGTTGTGTCTTTTTGTTTTTTACAGGTGGTTTAATCATTATTTCTTCTTGCACATCTTCACCTATATTGTTCACATCATTCAGCTGCATTATATCAAATATACTTTCTACAGTACCGGTAGTTTGTAATGCTATATCAAGCATATTTTGATTGTTTTTAACATCTACTGCATTATCTACCATTTTCATAGTTAATCGGGAATGAACTTTAACTGCCATCGATCCAGAAAGCTCACCAACCGCACTTGCAGGTGTATACAATCCCTGCAGTTGTATCGCAGTTTCTTCATCAATTATAGCAGGTGTTACTATGGTACCTCCGGCATCATCGGTTATGGTTATAGCGTTTGCTTGAGCTATTTCAAATACAGCCTCTACGCTTCCTGCTTGCTGCAAGGCTACGTCTAACCACGACTGATTTGTATGTACTACCGCTTTATTCATACCATGAGTTTATCTGCAATTGTCCGTTTGTTTGGTTATATCTTAATGTTTGTACTTTTTGCCCATCTTTTATCAATTCTTTGCGTATGGTTCGTAGCATATCTTCCGAACTTTCGTCATCGGTAAAGTTTTCAATACCTGCACCTATAGTTGGGTGCTGCTTATATTCGCCACGGTGCGTACGCAGTATATCGCGTGTGTGCAATGGTGTGCAATCTGCCACCAGTATATCACCATCGGCAATTACTATATCGCCATTGTCGTCGGTTACTATGTCGCCCTGTACTCGCATTAGTGTTTTATTTTAGGGTTTTCGTAATCACTTGATTTTAGTTTGCTCGCTTTTATCGATGGAATTGCTATTTTTGTAGCAGTACCACTAACAGTAACTTGACCAATTACAGTTGCCGTTGCATGCGTATGACCGTTAAATGCTTCTATCAAATCATTAAGAGAATCAACCACTTCATTTATTTTGTCGGTGAGTTTTTCTATTTGTATAAGTCCGCCGTTGGATCCTTTGTCTGTTTGTATATCTTCCACATCTGTTACTTGCAGCACTAGTAAGTCTGTCAAGTCGCCACCACTCATATCAAATACCAAAACATCGCTTCCTACCTTGGGGCGTACTATAAGCTTCGATTTGTTTCCATCTTTTATAGCACACAAACGCACGTTGGTAAGCTTCAAAGTATTGTACTGTATACTACATGTGTCTGTTTGTATATCTACTACTTCAGCTACAAACAGTATTTGCTTTACTAGTTCTTTTGCACCCATTTTTCCGAATTTTATGAATGCTTCTTTCAATTCACGTAAGGTTTGATTATTCATATCACTTAATTTTTTTACCAAGTTTTACAGTTCGTTTACCACCACTTTCCGAAAACTCTACAACTACCTCAGTTACGTAGTAAGTTCCATTTTTATATTCATACTCATGGTCGCGTATAGTAGCCTCATATCCTGCATCACAGTATGGCACAAGCCATCCGACTATACTTCCTTCAAATCCCTCGTATACTTTTTGTGTATGTGCCTCTTTTGCAAGCTGCGTAAGTGTTTCTTTTCTGCTAACTCCCGGTATGCTTACTGTAATTTTATCACCACCTGTTGTGCCATATTCTGCACGCACTACTTTACCATTGGAATCTTTACCTTCTGCTACTACCAATATTTTTCTGTCTTCTGCACGTTTATATGTCAGTTCTGTACCTTCAGCATCTATGTTAATTGCAAAATCGTAAATAACACGACCAAATGTTTCTATGTATTGCGGATGTATATGTAGTGTTTTGTTTTTTACATATACATTTGGCTTAGCTTCTTCTTGTATTTTTTTTAGAACATCATACGCTGTAGCATTGCTTATTACAAAACTGTCGTACGAAAAATCATAATCACAGGCTAGGCTATATCCTTTAATATATGTATGCAAATAAGCAATGATATTACGAACACTTTCATTCTTAAACTCTTTGTCGGGAATAGATTCTTTGTATGCAAACAAATTATCTTCTATTTCAATTGTGAGCGAACCACCATCGTTTTTTATTTTGTCAACAAACCCCTCAAATTCGGTAACCAATGTTTTGTTATAACCCAATTGTATAGTTACAGAATCGCCGCGTTTTATTTTATCTTCTATTTCAAGAGCTTTATTATATGCGGTTCCGGGCAATGTTATAATAGCAGTATCCGAAAGCTTTTCAACACTTTTGGTTATTGTTACCTGCTCTACCATGGCAAGTTTATAGTTTCCTATTCGTATGTCATATATCATATTATACATTGTCTTGCTCTATTAGCAAATCATACACACTATCGCTGTAGCCACGTATTACAAACACTTGATTTTCTTCGCCTCGTGTAAACGGAAAATCATAGTCCTCTATAGCCATTCTATAAATACCATAGGTATTATTTATGTAATTACATATAATATCAACACCCGTAACACTCTGCTCACATATAGTTCGTATATTTTCAACCATGAGTGCCAACTCCTCTCTATCTGCACCTATCAAAACACCCTGTATTGTTATAATCCAATCGTCTTGGCTCCATCGTTCTTTTATTCTTCCTGCATATTTCGATTTGCTTACCGCACGCCTGGTAATAATATTTTTACCGTTTAAACTTATTATAGGATCTATAGGAAGTCTGTATGGCTCTGCGTTGTCAAGAGCAAAACTTAGAGGAACTATAAAGTTTGTTTGTTCTACAAGTCCTTTTTGTAATGCACCGCTATATTGATTATTTGTTTTATTTTGAGCAAAATTCTGAGTCGGTACTTCAACAAAATCAAAAGTTCCTGTAGCCGTTTCCATTACCACTACAGTTTTTTTTAGGGGAATAATAGGAGGCAATGCAAATCCTATAGCCCTATTACTCCGCAAAGCTAAATTGGTAGAATCTTGTATGTTACGTACGTTTGTCATAGTGTTTGTGCTGCAAATATTACTTTAGTTAGGGCTCCTTCTATTTCTCCCTTAAGCTGTTCTATACTTTCAGAAAATTTTCCGTTAAAGTTCATATTCTCTACCAAAGATTCAAAACTTATAGTTATTTGAGTATTTCGAGTACCACCGGTAGCTGCTGCAGTTGCATTGTTTTGCACTGGCTCAGGTACTCCTTCAGTAGGCATAGTCGTACCACCTATTATTGTAGGGTCGCTCAAGCCGTATCGAGCTGTTGGATTCTTCATTAAATACTCATCTACGGTAACTCCTGCGCCTTCAGCTTCTTTTTTTACTCTTCTGTATTCTTCTACACTCATACCACGCCGCTCAGCTTCTTCTTTGTCTGCTTCTTCTGATCGTTTGCGAGCAGTTTCGTCAAGTGTTTTCACATAGGCATTATTATATGCTTCGCTAGCACTTTCTCCTTTAAACAAGGCTTTTATTGCTGCACCTATACCATTCATTACAGCTCTAAATGTGTCAACTTTCTTGTACAGAAATATAAATAAAGCTGCTATCCCGGCAATTGCCAACGCTATCCAACCTATTATAGGAATACTAAATATTGCTTTACTCACAGCAGCACACGCTACTCGTGCCGATGCCGCAAACGTAGCAAATGCACCTGAAGATATTGCTGCAAATGTTGCACTGGTTGCTCCTCCTGTTATAAGCGATACAATTAGAGCACCCAATCCTTTTATTGCACTCCATATACCTACAGTGGCAAATCTACCAATTGCCAATGTTGCTCTCACTACATTTCCAATAAATCCAAGATGCACCAATTGACCTGTTATTAGATCATTGTTCATATACACTAAGTTAAGCCGTGCCCATTTTAAAGCATTGCTCATATACCCTATATATTTAGTAAATTCTATAGATTTTATAAGTTTAAAACCAGAAGCAACTCCACTAATAAGTGGTATTATTTGAGCCAATGGTATAAGCGATTGCATCAAAACTCCCGTCCATATACCCATATCACCGGTTATATTAAACAATGATATTTTCATATCATCAAACACGGCTTTTATTCTTGCTTGGCGTTCTCTGTAGTTTTCCATTACCACAGCCGCTTGTTCGGTAGCAGCATTTGTCCCTTGTATTGCGTTTGTGTATCTATCAACTTCTTGTGTTTGCGATATTAAAGCAATTGCGGCATTTTGATTTTCCATACCAAAGGTTTTGCTCAATAGAGCCGTATCATTGAGTAATGGTTTCAATAAACTCAATCGTTGCGATAGTGTAAGATTTTTATTACCAAGTTCTTCAACACTTATACCGGCAGCTTGCAATCCGTCCAAAGTGTCTTGTGGCAAAAATCTACCCTTTCCTATGATTGCCATTATGTTACGCAAAGCTACACCACCTTCAGCACCTTTTTTACCTGCTTTGTCAAGAACCTGTATCGCGGCATTGGTTTCCTCAAACGATACATTTGCTCCTTTAGCTGCCATACCGGCTTGTTCAAGAGCCTGTTTTATTTGAGGCAATTCTGCACTACCTTCTTTTGCTGCAGCTGCCATCACATTCATCATGCGAGTCATAATTTCAGTTGCTCGTATAGGATCTTCAGTGCTTACACCAAACTGATTCATGGCTGTAGTTAATACTTCTGCAGCTGCCGTTGTATTGCCACCCATAGTTTTGCTCAATGTTGCAATGTTTTCGCCCATTCCCTTCAAAGCTTCAGGAACTTTGGCAATTTCGGGTGATAGTTGTGATAGTATTAATTTATAACCTTCTACACTTTGGGCTGCATCTACACCAAACGCACGTGCCGAATCGCGAGCATATTGTTCTATTTCTTTAAGTCCTTTACCGCTCACTCCTGTTATTGATTGCAAATCGCTCAACGAAGCATTAAGTGCTATACCTGGTTGTAAGGCTCCATCTATAGCACTCGAAAAATTTTGAATGTATTGCGTAAACTGATTGAATTTAAGCAAATGCTCACCCATTTTTGACAGATGCGAGCTAGTATTGCCAACACTTTTAGTAAGCGAATCAATAGACTGCTCTATTTGTGTCACCGTATTGTTGGCATCACCATTTACATTTATTGTGAATGTCAAAACATTTCCAAACATTTGCTTTTACTTTTTTTTTATTATACTTTTGAAAAAAAACAGAAACAATGACTATTATTTTCAACATTATTGGATTTATAATTTTTAGCTGCATCTGTATAGGATTAGCAACTATGCTTATATGGGCTGTTCGTGAATTTTCAGGCAAAAACCCTACTTGGTTTAATTAGCGGAATTCTCTTTTTTTCGTATATTTGAGATTTGCATAAATTTTTGTGCCCACATTTCATCAGATAGCTTACCCGGATCAATGCCCAAATAATATTCAAGCATCGTATCCATATAGCCTACCCAGTTACATTCAATATTACCATCGGCTTCGTTTATAACTTTCCCAACTCTGCTTTTTTTACGGTAATGATGTGTTCTATCACAGAGCTTGCACCAAGCATATAGCTTATGTCTGAAAAAATCTTATCACTTCCGCCTATTTTGCATTTTTTAAAAAACTGTTCCGCTAGTTTTATCGGGTCGGCTTGTAATGTCATTAAGTAGCTTAATTCTACACGACTTGGTTTACGAACGTATGATATACAATCGTCAAATTTAATGGCAAATACATTTTCATGCTCTTCTTTCCATTTTTCTATTTGTTCAGGGCTTTCCTGACCTTCGAGTTTTACTTTTTTCATTGTTATGCTATTTTTATATATTATTTAAACTATATTTAAAAAGTATCGGTCTGTCCCGAATGCCAACCGTCTATCCGATTTGTCTCTGCCCATGAAAAAAGTATCTTTAGGCTACTTGCGATTTTTTTCTCAAGTAAATAAACGGAAGTGTTATTTCCATATATTTCTGACCTTGCTTCAATTCTTTTGCCTCTTCGGTAAACTGTATACCTTGTATCACATCGGTAATCAAAGCATCACCCTTGCTTGGATTACCATATGCAACTACCGCATCTACTTGTAAATCCAATACGCTACCACCACCATTAGCTATTAATGTTTCCAGTTCCGATTGTAATAGTGTAAGTTCTCCTTCGTATGATTTATTACCTTTTTGTATTTTCAATGGCTCGTTGCCTTTTCCGTATACAACTTCCTTTTCTTGTTTCACGGTATATTTTATTCCGCGAAATCCTGTTATATCTTTGCCACCCAACACTAAGGTTAAGTCTGCAAATTCGTATTCTCTACTGTCAAACATATTGTACGTTTTTATGATTAATTACTCGTTGTTTGAAAACCCAAATACACATCTATGTATTTTGTATAGCCATACGGCTTCACTTGTAAGCTTGCAATAAACTTCGATGTAGACACTACGTTTTGATTAATATCAATAAAACATTTTACACCGGTATCTTTTGCATTACCCGGATCTACACCAAGCTCACCATTTACCGTCATAGTATTTTCTATAGCCGTCTCTACTTTGTTTTGTATAGATTTAGCTATTGCTGCAGGTATTTTACCATCGTCGGTTACAGGCATTTCGTCGCCTATTTCTTCAAGTATTGTGGCATATGCTATTCTATATGCTTTGTCTATTACTCTACGGCGTGGTACTAGAGCATAATCATCACTTACTGCAGTAGCAAGTTTATCATCAGTCCAAAAATATCCTGCTTTTCCTATAAATGTACGAGCAGTAACAAATCCTGCATCGTGTATTACATCGGGACTTCCAAGCTCTGCTTTGTTTGTACCTATATAAATGATTGCAGGCAAAGCACCGTTTTTAACACGTGCTGCCGAACGATGTACAGGAACATTAGCATACGTACCTGCAAGTAGTCCAACACATGCCGTATTGCTCGAAGCTTCCGTGTCAGCAACAAGTATTTGTACACGGTTGTTTGCACCCAAATGCAAATCACGAAGCGACGAAGCTGTACCTGCGTATCGACGTCCTTCTAATATTACAAACAATGGAGCATATTTCTCTTCAGCACTCCATACTGCAAGTTCTTGTGCTTTTGCCATGGCTGTATACACATCTCCATCAAGTCCGTCTACTATAGTTGGAGTATATTCCGTAGGTTCTTGCTTGCAACTCACCAATATATTTATTGCACCATTGGTAGCATCAAGCAATGTTTTAGCATAAGTTTTTGTTTTGTCAAACATATCGGTCATTGTTACCGTATTTGCACAAGCTTGTAACCATACTTTACTACCTTCTTGGGCAATAGAGTATATTTCTTTTACACATTTATATATGTGTTTATTTACATCAGCAGAACCTTCTGTTATTCCCAATGCATCTAAATCGCTCAATTTAGTGATAAGATACGCAGTCCCCAATGCAAACTTGTCAGCTACTGCTGTTCCTGAAGCAACTATACCAATCACTCCATCTTCTGATGGAGCTACCGAGCCCAATGCTCCATTTTCATAATAAATTTTAACGCGTGGTAACATATATTTTATTTTTTAGAGGTAAATACTTCCAATTCTCCTTTGGCTATACGATTATGCATTTCTGCCGCATAACGCTCTGTAAACCAGTAACCGTCAGAAGTCCTAAATACTTCATCACAATCGTGATCTCGCATTATCTCCATAGCTTTTTCTTGGTGTTTGCTCATTTTTTGAGTAGGAGCAGCTGGAGTTGATGAAACGGCATTTTGCTCATCAGTTTTTGTTTGTGATGGAACTTCGGGTATTTTTTCTGCTTTTTTTGCTTTCACAAAATCAGCAAACGATTTGTCGCTCATAGCTTTAAGTTCAGGAGTAAACTCTACACCCAAACAAACACATTGCCGTGCTCGCTTTTGTTCTTTTGTCATACGTATATGTTTTTAATTATTACTACTATTTTCCATATGGTATACAATAGCATCAACACTCCCATGTATATCAATGTTTTTTGCCACCACTTCAATACGTTTACCTCTACAATTCTATCCACGGGTTTTTCCACAAATGTTTGTATTATTGTTTTAGGAACATACACCGTGTCATGTATTGTTTTAGTTTTATAAGTCAATGTTCCGTTACTATACACATAAGAAGTCTCCATACGAGCACTCTTAGCTTCACTCAGCTGTGTCATTATTACCTTATTGGTACTATCGCACTCAAACAATGCTGTCATGTACGAAGAGTCAGCAGGTACAGCAACGGGAACAAGTTTCTCTATATATGTTTGAGTTATCACCGGCTCGTGCATCAACCTGTTGCACGACGCAAGAAATATCACAAATACTATCAGTGTTATTTTATTTAGTAGTTTCATTGATTTGTTTTTTTATTTCATCTATTATCTGACTATAATTTTCCGGCTCAATTTTTTCGAGCAAAGCACATATTCGTTTATTGATTTTTGTTAGTCTCTCTAGTTCGTTTTTAACTTTATTTAATTCGGTCAAAGTATTTTCACGTTCTTTTTTACTCGCTTCCAATTCTTCTCTCAAAGCTGCTCTGTCATCGTTTGACGCCTTAAGCTCTGCACGTAAATCTTCCGCTAATTCTCTATACGTCTTTATTGCTTCCTGTATATTGTCAAGCTCCTTCGATTTTGCTTCATTAGCTGTTAGCTCTGCCTCTGCGGAACTTTTTTGTTTCACACTTCGTAGTGTAAATATCCAGGTAACACCACTGCCAAACAGTGAACCAACTACGGCTATTATTATATTTGCAGTATCCATTACAAATCAATTGTTTTAAGCCAAACATCCACATTAAATGATGGACATGCTTTATGTGTGTCAAAATAATTGTGACCAACAATTTTTACTCCCGGATGTTTTGCTCTAAATTCTTTTATATACTTTTCAAGGGCTCTTTTTTGCTGCCATGTACGAGTATCTTTTGGTGTTTTTCCATCAGCGGCAACACCACCAACATATACTATATGTCTACTCACACTATTAATACCGGCTACACCGTTTGTTATTTCCCATGCATCTACCTTAGCATCTTCATTGTTAGAAACCAATCGTTCTACGCGACCATCCAAATGAAACATATCTGTATAACCAACCTGCTTCCATCCTCTGCCTTTTGGTTTTGGGGTGGTATGCCACGCACGTATGTCGGCAGATGTTACATTTCTACCTTCGGGCGTTGCTGTGCAATGTATTACAAGATATTGTATAGTATTCATGGTTTTTATTGTTAGAAAAAAGCAAGGGCGTTACACCCTTGCTTTTTTGTATGTATTATCTATTATTCACCTGTTAATTGAGTAAGTTCAATAATTGCTGTTTTGGTAGGATCAGCAGTTACTGTTATTGTTACAGTTCCTGTTCGTTGCGCTCCTGCATTAGCAGCTGCTGTTACGGTAATAGCATTACCAACCAAGTTAATTGTAAATCCTGTACCTGTTACTTCTGCTGTAAACGCACTCGATGCAGTAATTGCTGCTAATTTAGATTCACCTGCTGCAGCAAAAATCATAGTTGTAGGAGTTACTGTTATGCTTTCGTTTTCTGTAGCTGCAAAATCACTTACTATAGCACCAATAGCTTCTTCTTTAAGAGGCAAGCATATAAACATATGGCGGAAGTTTACAAGGTTTTCTTGCGTTTCCGGATTGTTCTTCGCTTCGCTTAGGTAAGCCTGTGTAGTACCAGTAGCACGCATCATTCGTGGCGCAAAAAATGCTACCGATGCTTGTCTGTCTGTATCACCGGGAACACTAGCAAATGGTAATTTAGCTTTTGTACTTACCGTGTAGTAAGGAGAATCTTCGTATTGATATACCTCAAAACCATATAGGTTCGATATTTTTCCGGTAGTATAATTATAGTATTGTTCTGCAAATTTTTGATCTACTGTCAACAAATCATTAACATGGTCAGAACACAATACCAAAATACGCCCTGCTACAGGAACTTTCATTTTATCAAACACTTTTTTAAGTGCAATAATATCGTTTCGCGTACATATTTTACGTGTGCCATCAGAAGCCGTAACTCCGGTTGTTAACAACACTGGTGTTTTTGCGGCATGCGATGACGGTGCAAGTGCATGCAAAGCTTTCGCATATTTTTTCTGATCTATACTCTCTCTATGTCGCTCTATTACACTACCCATTTTGTCGTATGTTATAGCATACAACTCATCATCTGTTACCCGTGTAGCTTTTGTCTGAAATTTATCAAGCGATATAGCCTTGTCTGCATCATTTAAATTTTCAATACCAATAGGGTAGGTTGTGTTGTTTACTAATACAGTCGGGTCTCCACCTAAATTAACAAAATGTATCACGTCGTTTTGTGCATATTGATCATACGAACGTATTCTGTTAATCCAACCAAGAGACTCCATTGAGTTTCTAAATGCTTTAATCATTTCGCCGGTCCATACTTCTGCATAAATACCTGCCATTAAAACACCTTTTTCTCCTTTAGGAGCAAATGCTCCAACAGCATTCATAGCTACTGCACCCATCACAGGAGCAACACCAAGAAGCATAGCGATTATACCGCCTGTCAAACAGTTGAACATCACGGCAAATAAAAATCCAAATTTTTTCATCTTTTTTTCTATTATTTTAGTTATACATACAATTTTGGTTCATACCCGTATTCAGCTTTAAATAAAGCCATATACTGTTCTTTGTCTTCAGAACGCATAGCTTCCAACTTATCAGTCGGAACATCGCTCAGTTTTTTGTACTCAACCTTTTTACTATCACCACCACTTCCAATAAAGTCAGTTGGCTTAGAAGCAGGCTGTATCGAATCAAGAGTTTTATTCAACAATTCTATACCTGCAGTTTTTCCAAGAGTAACAAAATGCTCTTTTTTATCTGCTGTAATTTTTTTCGCCTGTATAGCAGCTTCTACAGCCAATACAATAGCGTTATTTTTTTGCTCCTGCACAGCAAGTTCAAGTTCGCCAACTCTACCTGCAGTGCCTTGCAATTCAGAAATTTTCTGCAAAATTTCTTGTTCGGTTGCCACTTCCGGCAAACCTAATTTTAATGCAATAGTTTTCATATTATTATCAATGTTTAAGTTACATACTAATTCAGGAATAAAATGTTCGTTTCCTTCCGATAGGTTAATTATCTTACCATCTTTATATAGAGCAAGTGCATCGTCATTAGCACCCAAGTCAACAATACTTACCTCTACAAGTTTTGATTTCGTAACTGTAGCTCTACGCTGCCCTGGCAATATGTATTCAGCAGAATCACTCATTTCCACAACATCAAGTCCGGGACTTACCATTTTAAGAGTTCCGGCATCCCATTTTGCTTTTATCGATCTACTAAACTCATCAGTCTCATCAAATACAACAGTACCTAACAAATTGTCGCCATCTACTATTATATCTTCAACCCTGCCAAGCGGCAATACTTCATCTTTAGTACCACGCCATGGTCTATTGTGCATCCACAACAAAATAGGATTGCGTTTGTACTGCGTCAAATCTATACCTTCAGTAAGCACTCGCGAACCATAACTATTTACTCGTGAATTTGAAATTACAACTTTGCTCATTTTTATTTCATTTATTAAATCACAGCAAAACTATCTACACGCGTAGCAAAAAAAAAATAAAAGTCGTACCATAATTTTCTATAGTACAAGCATTAACCAAGTTTTTTACCCTACCCGAAAATACAAGTATTTTCGCCTAAAAAGCATTAATATGAATAATACAAACAAATCTGAAAAAAAGGAGCTCGCACGTATATTATATATGCAAGGACAGCAACAAAAGCACATATCAGAGAGCACCGGAATATCACAACAAACAATTACTAAATGGGTAAAAGATGGAAATTGGGAAGCACAGAAAGCTGCTCAAAATATTACACGACCAGAACTTGTAAACAAACTATTGTCAGCAATAAACAAAATACTCGACCAGGTTTCAAATTCAGATGATCCTACGGCAATTGGTGGGTTAAGTGATAAATTATCAAAATTTGCTTCAGTAATAGAAAAGCTCGATAAAAAGGCAAACATAGTAGACGCTATCGAAGTTTTTATGGCTTTCAATAAATGGATACAATATCGTCAATCATTTGACAAAGAAATTACTCCGGAACTCATCAAAGCAATCAATAAGTATCAAGACTTATACATAAGTGAACATATTACAAAATAATGGGATTAGCACAAAACAAAGAGGCATTAGACAGGTGGAAACACCACTGCAAGTCTGTACAAGAACTTACGGTAGTAAATAATACCGAAAGCAAACAACAGCAACTTGCACGCATAGAACGTGCAAGAAAAGACTATGCTTTTTTTGTTGAATATTATTTTCCTCATTTTGCTAAGGTTAAAACTGCTAAGTTTCAAATTCAAACAGCAAATCAAGTGCTACAAAACAAAAACTTGAAAGCAGTATACAAATGGGCACGAGCACACGCAAAAAGTACTCACCTGTGCACTATGATTCCGCTATGGCTTAAATGTCAAAAAACTCGTGAAATAAACGTAATGGTTCTTGTTGGAAAATCACAAGAAAGTGCCGACACACTTCTTGGGGACCTACAAGCAGAATTACAATTCAACCAACGATATATTCACGATTTTGGCAAACAACACAATGCCGGACACTGGCAAGAAGGTGAGTTTGTAACACAAGACGGATGTGCATTTTTCTCTCGAGGTCGCGGACAATCACCTCGTGGTTTACGATATAGAGACAACAGACCTGACTATATTGTAATTGACGACTTAGACGACGACGAGCTAGTAAACAACGAATCGCGCGTAAGCAAAATGACTGATTGGGTTAAAGAAGCTCTGTTTGGTGCTCTCGACGGTGGGCGAGGTAGATTTATTATGATTGGTAACCTTATAAGCAAAAATAGTGTACTCGCTCGAGTTGCCGACACACAGGGTGTTGTAGTATCGCAAGTAAACATATACGACAAACAAGGTAACGTATCGTGGGAAAGCAAGTGGACAAAACAAGAAGTTGTTGCAATGGAACAATTCATGGGATATCGCTCTTTCCAAAAAGAATGTATGAACAATCCAATATCTGAAGGGGCTGTATTTAAAAACAACTGGATACAATGGAAAAAGCCACTACCACTTGCTAAATACGAAAGCATTGTTGCATATTGCGATCCGAGCTTTAAATCATCTTCAAAAAATGATTATAAGGCAATTAAAGTATGGGCAAAAACAGGAACAGAACTGCATCATTTACGAGCATTTGTACGACAATGTTCTATTGGCGAAATGGTACGATGGTTTTACGACTTGCACGAATCACTGCCGGAATCAGTAATATGCGACTATTATATTGAAGCTAATTTTCTGCAAGATATGATACTCGACGAATTTACAGTTGAAGGTAACAAACGAGGATATCAACTACCAATAAGTCCTGATAAACGTAAAAAACCCGATAAATTTCAACGAATTGAAGCTATAAGTCCGCTATGGGAACGGGGTTTTGTGTTTTACAATGCAGACATGCAAAACGATAGAGATATGCTAAGCGGTATAGAGCAGCTATTATGTTTTGAAAAAGGAACCAACACACACGATGACGCACCCGATGCCGATGAAGGTGCTATTTACATATTGCAAAAACGTACTCGTGTAGAAACATTTATACCAAGATTTGGAAAAAGAAATTCAAGTAAATATTCATATTAATTATATAATTATGCTCATAGAATTAATAAAATCAATACGTAAACGCAAGTATTCAAAACTGGTAACTGAAGCTATTGAAAAAGCTAACTATTTTAGAAATAAAACCGGATACAAATGTCTTGTTTTAGTTATTAAAGGTAAACCAACAGTAGTAACTAAAAAAGAACTCAAAGACCGCATCAAAAAAAATGAGTTTAAAAAAGGAACTACGATTCAAGATTTAGAAAAAATAGCACTATATAAAACTACATAAAATGGCATTTCTCGAAATTACAGACTACAAAGCTGTAGCAGACGATAAAACACTGTCTGTTATTCACCAACAAAGCACAACAAACTTGCAGCGTGCCGAAAAATATGCTGCTGAAGAAGTTAGTTCTTATTTAAGAAGTAAGTATAATATGACTCAGGCATTTGCTCTTACCGGTGATAATAGAAATCAGCAACTTGTAATGATAATGTGCGATATTGCTTTATATCATCTTATCTCGTGGTTACCACTGAAAATGGGCTTTGAAATTCGCGAGATACGATACAAGCGTGCAATTGAATGGCTCGAGAGCGTACAGGCTGGTAAAGCTTCACCCGAATTGCCACCACTAATTGATTCTGAAACGGGCGAAGATATAGGTAATCCCATGAAGTGGGGGAGTATGAACAAAAACAAATACGACTGGTAATTATGCATTCACAAGAACTTCTTAAACGGTTAGAAAGCAGCGATAAACAACGAATAAAATCGATGCTTATAGAACTTGTTGCAAAAACACAATATCTTACCAAAAAAGATATAAATACATGGCGACAAGCATGGCAAATGGCAATTAATATAGAAAATCCACAGAGGTCAAATCTATATGATGTATATACAGACGTAGATATAGATCTCCATCTAAGTGGATGCGTTGGTCAACGCCGAGACTTTGTGTTGAAAAAATCATTCAAACTCGTTGATTTTAATACACAAAAAGAAGATAAAAACATTACCGAACTGTTCGAAGAAGAATGGTTTAAAAATTTTTGCGAAGAAATACTTAACTCTCGCTATTGGGGGCATTCACTAGTTCAATTGGGGGACATCGTAAGCGTTATTGGTAAGAAAAAATTTGCTGATATAACACTGGTACCGCGAAAACATGTTATACCGGAATATGGTGTGATAGTTAAAGAAGTGGGAGACGAACCAAAAAAAGGAATTGACTATCGTACAGGTTCTATTGCCGATTGGGTTATTGAAGCTGGAGGAAAAAAAGATTTAGGGCTATTTCTTAAATGTGCACCTCAAACACTATCCAAAAAAAACATGCTTGGATTTTGGGATGCATTTGGCGAAATGTTTGGAATGCCTATACGCATAGGAAAAACAACAAGCAGAGACTCTAAGGAAATAACTAAAGTAGAACGTATGCTATCTGATATGGGGGCTGCAGCGTGGGGACTTTTTCCCGAAGGTACCGAAATCGAAATCAAAGAAACGCAACGTGGCGACGCATTTGAAGTATATGACAAACGGGTAGAACGTGCAAATTCTGAGATAAGTAAAGGCATACTCAACCAAACTATGACAATAGACAACGGTTCAAGTAAAAGCCAAGGCGAAGTGCATTTGGAAATATTTCAGAATGTTGTAGAACGTGACGCTGACTTTGTTAAAGATATTGTAAACAACAAGCTTATACCCATAATGAGTAAGCATGGATTTGGTGTAGAAAAATATAAGTTTCAATGGGACGAAGCCATTGACTATACACCGGAGCAACAAATCCAAATAGATACTTTAATGGTTCAAAATTTTGATATAGATCCTAAATATTTTGCAGAAAAATACAATATACCAATTATAGGAAAAAAACAAGCACCCGATACTAATTTTTTCGAATAAGCCCCTCATACCACGAGGGGCTAAACAATGCATTAGTATCTTTGTATGGCGAACATGATTTACATCTTGCAAAAAAAACAGCAGAACAGCGTGTTTTTATCGATGCTGCTGAGTATATATATAAAAACAAAGGATTTACACCCGAAGACTTAAAAAAGGCTCCTGTACGCAAATTAATAGAAAATATTAATAGTGTGCTTACTCAAGCTATTTCCGAAGGATTGCTAGATAATTCTATAAAACACGAAGTTGGCGAAGATATTAAAGAATCACTCATGAACAATGTGTGGTTATTTTCAGGAATGAAAACATATTATCAATGCATAGAAGCTTCAGCTATGCTTGTATCTGCAGATGGAAAAATTAAACCATTCAATGAGTTTAAAAATGACGTGATTGCTATTCACGAAAAATACAACGAGCGATATTTGCAGAGCGAATATTTATTTGCAACACATTCGTCGCTTATGGCAGCAAAATGGAACGACTTCGAACAAGATGGAGACCGGTATAATCTTCAATATAGAACTGCAGGAGACGAACTCGTTCGCGAATCGCACCAAATACTACACAACACAACATTACCTATTAACGACACATTTTGGGATTCGTATATGCCTCCTCTTGGTTGGCGATGCAGATGCACTGTAGTGCAGGTGCGTAAATCAAAATACAAAATATCAAATTCTTCCGAAGCTGCAATAAAAGGAGAACAGGCTACTACGCAATTAGACGCTAATGGAGTAAACAAAGCAGCTATGTTTCGATTCAACCCGGGTAAAGAAAAAATAGTCTTTCCTAACAAACACCCATATATGCCTCGCGAGAGCAGTCCGCAAGATGTAAAACAAGCGGCAAAAATAATTGAAGAAACTAATGAAAAATGGGAAACCATTGAAACATCTAATGGAACAGTAAGAGTGAGTTCTTTACATGGTAAAAATGAAAAAGATGAAAATATTCTAATAGCGAAATACTTCGCCGAAAAATATAATCAACACATAGATTTAATTGCAAATAAACACTCTCAACCATCTGCTGACGCTTACAACAAATCAAGAAAAATTGAACAAGAATACAAAGTAAGCGTAGGCACATTCAATTCTATCGACAAAAGATTACATGCAGCAAGCAAACAATCACCATATGTTGTTGTGAAAATTAAAGAAGATTTTAACAAAAAAATTGTAAAAGAAGCAATTTGCTCAAGGGTTTTAAGGTCTAATATAAAAGAAGTTATCGTGTTATATAAAAATAATGATATAACCTTAACAAGAGATATGATTATTAAAAGAGATTTTGAACTATAG